TCTGCCTTCGGATTAAGGACTTCAGCCAAAGAATAAACACGAGCTTCAAAGATAGGAGGAACCTCAGCAACGAGGCCACTCATCACCATCTTGAAGTCGTGTATAGGCAAGTCCATAGGTCGAACTGAGAATTTATCCTGCAGTTGAGCCATAAAGCTAAGCTTACTTTCTTGCATATGCTTTGGAGCTTGAGTTTTGGTTAAAGGGCTAGGGATTTTTAAACAAGAAGAAGCTAAGCTTCCTTTCAATAAAGTCCGCACAAGTCGAGTTTGCGTCGGGACAGACATTCGATCATTAATAAGAGCCACCGGAATAAACCCAGCGGGCACATCAGGACTTTCAAAGTCATTAAGAACCGGACTGAAACCTTCAAACTCTGTTGAAGCTATATTATCGCAACAACAGACTATGCCTTGGGTCTCGAACCTAGTTCGAACACCTTCTAGCATCTCTCGAGTGACGGTTTGGGCAATGCCATGAGTTATGACACCTCCCACTTTCTTCCCTAGCATATGAATACCATAAAGGACTTGACCGTCGGTCAAGAACATACCGCAGTCTCCACCAACAGTGGCGGCTGGGTATTCATAAGCATCCTGGGAAACAACCACAGTGTGGCCTTCTTTGAATCGAGCAGAACTAGGTATAGTCACCTTTTCAACCATGTCAACAAGAACACGATTCTCAGTGGCACTAACCAAAAAACTGCTTTTACCGCTAACAGCCTGTAGGCCACCGAAGTGGTCTAAATGAGCTGGAGCAGTGGCAAAATGGCGAGATAAATCTGGACCAATTGGCATAGCTTGGTTTGTTGTCATGCTTGGATACCAAATGCCTATATCGGCAGGGTCTCCGTTTGCATTCAAAAGAGGCTGAACCTCTTTCCAACGAAAGCGAAGATGGAATTCTTGTCCACGGTATTCTAACTTAACGACAGGCTCAAGTTGTACTTGACCTTCCATCAAATAATGGCGGTTAAATAAAACAGTAGAACCTGTTCTCCAAACTCGACCACGATAAACAGTTCCGGCTCTAGTATAACTAAGCCAGGCTTCTGAATTTCGGAGGGCACCAGCGAAAGGAAAGGTAGCAGGGGTGACCTTGCGGTCTCCCTGGGTGACATAACTCTTACTCCAATCATGGGTAGGAACATGTCGTTTCTTCCGATCAAGTTTCTTGCGAACATATCTTTTAGATTGGTTGGCAAGCTCGTCTGTTTCGTCCTTCTCCCCTCCGGTATAACGCTTCATTAAAGCGAATCCGATAGAAAGGGCCGAGACAAATGAAATGGCAGCGACAGCCATACCAAAGTATGACAGTCCCATTTTACTTTCGACATGTGCAGTATACCAAACGCGGAGCTTTTCCATACGAGATTGAATATTCTCTTGGATAGCATCCGCAATAACGGCAACTTTAATCATGGCACAGAGCCCAAGGTCCCGGGGAGGACCAGCTTTGATCTTTTCTAGCACTCGAAAGAAAAATATATCTATCTTAGTACTTAAAGGCAAATCGGCTTCAGGATCAAATATGGGGAGCAAATTGCCATCTCGATCATACATGTCCAAATCAGGGCGAAGATCCGAGTCTTTCTCACCCTCACCACCAGATTCGACAAGCGAATCCGGATTGAGAGCTTCAATAATCTCGGGATCTACAGCAACAGAAATCTTAGCAGCAACGCTTTCAACGTCACTTTTAGAAAATCTACGATTTTTCAAAAACTTTTCACCAAAGGCTACAAGTTTTGAAATTGCTGTTTTGGCCTTTGCGGGAGGCATCTTTTGCTCAGGCGGATAATTCGTGGCAAGAGCAGCAAGCTCCTCCCAATGATCATCCGTCATACAAAATCGCTTCTCGAAGTAGGGGCCACCCATGTTTTCATAGGTATCCTCTTCTTGAGGAGCATTCATCTGGTTTTCAAAAGCTGGGAGAGAACCCAGCTCAGCAGAAATCGAATTCAAAATCTTTTCATCCAACACTTGCAACAAAGGTGCACGCGTGGTCAAAGAACTTTTGAATGATTTAATATTAGCCAGATATTGCTCAGCAATGAGAGTCATAGCGTCAGCGTAAGAAATAGGTTGAAAACCAGGAGTTTCTTTCTGTTCGCCAAGCAATACGTTGTTTGGAACTGTTCTCCCATCACTAACAAAAAAGTTAACATGGTTAAAATGCGCCAAATCAGGAGGCTGTTGACCAGTAATTTTGGCTTTATCACCAAGAATCAGGTTATTTGCATTAACAGTCGCAAATTCACGTTTTGGCTCCATATACAAAATAAGACCATTGCCAGGACTAAAACGCCGCAAAACAGCGCTCGGATTAGTTATTTTAATACTAGATAAAATGCCTTGAGGGCATTCATTAGAAGATAAAATCAAACCATGCGAGTTGAACGGTGTTGTCTTGTCAAAAGCTTTATTCATATTGGACTTATAACAACTCATCCAGGTCATCAACTGGGGGATCATTTTGGACTGTTGAAGAGCATTCAAATCAGTTCCAAAATCATCCATATAGTAGACGAACTGGCCAGTGTAGCCAGAAGAAAATTGGTCAGCAACATTGTCAGCGAAAGTTCGCGACAAACGTGGTTTATCACCAAAAATGTTGCTAGCCAATTTATCGACAAATTGTGTTTTTCCAGCACCACTTTTCCCATATAGCCACACACCAAAAGGTTCCAATTTAATATTGGAGCCATCTGGAATGAGACTAATTTCTTGGGATATAGAGCGGAGCTGAGTCAACGCTTCCTTCACTACTGCCTTAACAAAGACAAGATCAGAGTCTAAATCATAAAGATGACGTCGGAAAATATTACCCATCTCTTGAAGAGAGACTTGGTAATCCAACTTAACTTTAGGACCTAGATCCTTTCTTGCTTTAACAATAGCAACCAGGTCAAAAGCCTTAGTAATGGCAACTTGATCTGCTTGAGGAATAGTATTTTGAGGAATACCTATAGAATACTTTTGGTACACGGCGACTCGATACCTTTGAGGTAAGGCATGAGTCA